TATTCGTAAAATGGTCGAGGAAAGTGTGCTTAAGCATCTTTACCGAGACGATGAGGAAAAGCTCAAGAAAATCCAAAAAGGCAATGAGACTGACTATATAGTCTTTGATTCCAGCAAAGCGGATTATGAGAAAAAAGAAAAATGGGTCCTGTTAAAAGAGTGCTATTGGAAACCATGTTACCAATATCCAAAAGGGTACTTTAAAATTTGGACAGAAATGGGTATTATAGAGGAGGGCGAACTACCTTTTGGATTATTTCCGATCAAATGGAAAGGTTTCGACGAATACCCGTCCACGCCTCGCGGTCGGAGTATCATAAAGGTTTGCCGTCCATACCAGGCCGAGATGAATCGTGCCGCCAGCCAGCGGGCTACTCACCAAATTACTTTGGGAGATGATAAGGTATTATATCAGTCCGGCACGAAGCTCGCGCCCGGTGCTTTACTCCCTGGCGTTCGGGGAATCAGCTACCAAGGGGCCGCTCCGCAAATTTTAGCCGGGAGAAACGGCGACCAATACGCGGGTTACGTGCAAGAAGAAAAAAATGACATGTATGAGGCGGCTATGATCCATGAAATGGGTCAAGACGAGGGTAATAATATGGACCCGTACTCTATGCTCTTTAAAACCATGTCCCAGCAAGCGAAGTACAAGCAGTACATCGAGAAGTTCGAAGAGTTTGTCGTGGAAGTGCATGAGTTAGTGCTCGAGCTCGCCAAGCATTACATGTCCGAGGAAACGTTACTAGAAATTTTCGGGCCGCAGGAAAGTGTGAACATTGCCGAGTTTAAGCGGCAAGGTAAGCTCCGCTATCAAATTAAGGTTATCGCTCAAAGCGATGCCGTGGACACCATGATGGGCAAGCAGGTCACTTTTAATCATATTCTACAGTACCTTGGAAACAAGATGCCTCCGGACCAAATTGGTTTGATTTTACGTCAAATGCCTTTTGTGAATAACGAAGAGATATTTGGGGACATGACGATTGATTATGACAATGTGAAAAATGACATGTTGGCTCTTGAAAGAGGGGAGCAAGTACAAGTCGCTCCTTACGCAAAAAGCGATTACTATGTTCAAAAGCTCACGCATCGTATGAAACAACCGGATTTTAGATTCCTGGCGCCACAAGTCCAACAAGCCTACCAAGCTTTGACCCAAGGGCATCAACAAGAAATTGTGAAAAAAGAGCAAGCGATTATCGACGCTAAAAATGAGTACATCCCAGTCGGCGGAGCCATGGTCGCAATCGACATGTACGTGCCAGACAAAGACCCAACCAAACAGCCAAAAAGAGCTCGAGTTCCATACCAAGCGGTCGAGTGGTTATTGGGACAATTGGAAACGCAAGGAATGTCTTTGGACAAGTTAGAGAATATGAATAAGGGAGCTCTAGCTGACATGGCACAACAACTTACAGCAGGTAGACAAGAAGAAGTAAATAGTCAACAATTGCAACAACAAGCGATGGCACACTAAACTAAGGAGACGCACCAATGTCTGAACCAACGATAGATCACGAGCAAGGCAATGAACTACTAGCCCCGGAAATTGATATTCCGGAAGCGCAAGCAACAACTTTGGACCCAGAGGCAGAACCCGAGATTACCCCCGAGCCGGAGCCAACCCCCGAGCCTAAAGACGGGGTTGAGGCCGCAGCCGCGCAAGCCGCTGAAAATGCAGCCGCGTTAGAGGAGACTCCAGCTTGGGAGCCTGACTATAAGTACAAAGTTAGGGACACCGAGCATGAGATTGAGGACTGGGCCCGTCCATTCATTAAGGATGAGGCGACCCAAAAGAAGTTTACCGACCTTTACACTCGCGGCCACGGCCTAGAGATAGCAAAGACAGAGCGCGAAGAGGTCCAAACTAAGTATGACAACCTTGAGCAAAGTCTAGGTATTCTAAATGGGTATGTTAAGCAATACTACGAGAACCCGCAGCAAGGTGCACAAGCCGCGAGTCAGTTCATTGATGCTCTGGGATTGCCCAAGCAAATGTTCTTGCAGTATGCTTTAAGTGAGCTAAAGTATAATGAGCTATCTCCCGAACAGAAAGTCGAGGTAGATGCTCAAAGGCAGCAGCATTCGCAGGTTCAGCAATTACAAATGCAGAACCAGCAATTGACCGAGCAATACACTCAAACTGCTGTTAACCATAGAGCTATGGAATTGAACAGCGCACTCGCTGACGTGAATGTGCAAACTGTTTCTAGGAATTACGACACCCAACTTGGAAGAGAGGGTGCCTTTTTTGATTTAGTCGTAGAAAGAGGGATCTACCACGACAAAGTAAACGGCCAAGATATCCCTGTAGAGCAGGCGATACGCGAGGCCGCACAAATGATAGGTGCAAGTATTCAGGCGGGAACGCCCCCAGTACCGCAGCCTCAAACTGGACAACAAGTGGGAACACCGCCAGTCCAACAACATGCGCAGAAAAAGCCCGTTTTGCCGAATATCTCGGGTCAAGGAAGTGCGTCTCCCGTGAAGAGAGTCGTAAATTCTATTGACGATATTCGAAAAAGGCACGCGGAGTTAACGGCACAAGGCTAATAACTCGCACAGTTTGAGATAAACATTTTAAGAGGAGACTTGAATGAGTACCAATAGAACATTTCAGTCGATGCTTAACGAATACTTGCCTAACCGCTTGTTAAAAGAAGAACTCGTTAAGCGCGACTATATCCTATCTAACTGTCAAAAAGACGATGGTTGGAAAGGCGGAAAGCTAATCGTTCCCTTCAAAGGTTCTGGCGCAAGCTCAGTTCGAATGGGAAAACTTACTGCGTCTAACGACGTATCACAAGATCAGTATGTTCGTGGTTCAATCGACGACTATGTTGAGGCTTGGGGATCAATGATCTTTGAGCATCGCGATCTTATCGAGCATGATGGCAAAATTCCAGAGACAACGTTTCTGAAAATCTTGCCCGACACTCTCGAAGACTTTATGGACTACATGAAAATGTGTACGTCTATTCAGTTGGGAACAGGTCCTTACTTCGCTTCGGCGACTGTGAATGGAACTGCTGGCGGTGTCGTTGTCGTTGATCGAGTTGATCGTTTTGTTCTACGTCAAAAAGTTACTTGGAAAGGTACTGCATTAGCGGCTACTGACTTTTACGTCATTGCCATCAATGTGAACACCGACGAAGTGACTTTCTCGTTAACTCGAGGTGGCGCGCCTGCGGACATTACCGCGGTTCTTATCGCCGATGCAGCTAAAGCGTACACTGACGATGCTGACGTGACTTCGTTCTTATCTGCACGTTCTGCACTACTAAGTGCTGCAAACGGTGGGTCTGCAACAATTCACGGTGTGTCTAAGTTGGCTTACCCGTTTTTGCAAGCGGTAAACATCGACGGTAGTTCTTGGACTGCGGCCAATGTTCTGGACAAACTTTTCGACGCATACACTGAGGTCCGTAAAAAGGCTAAGGGTCGTGCGAATGAAATTCTTTGTTCATACACAATTGGTGGCGCGATCATGAAGGCTATCGAGAATAGAGCGACTACACACGCCAACTATTCTATCTCGATTGTTGATAAGAAGGCCTCTTTGTACGGTTGGGATGAAATACTCCTTACTACTGTAAAGGGAACCTTGAAGATCGTCATGATCCAAGAGTGGGACGATGATATCGTATGGTATCGTGACCCTCGCTCCCATACATTCCGTTCAAACGGTTTTTTCCGCAAGAGAAAGAATCCGGACGGAGATGAGTACTTTGAAATTCGTGCAGAAGACGGGTTCCAGTACATCATTGATGTTTCTCTTTTTGGAGAAATGGAATGGACGAAACCCGGTCAAAACGGAATCGTTTACGGGATTATCCCAGGAAACTTCTAAGGAAGTAATAAGGGGGAGTGGTAACACTCCCCTTTTGAATATCTTAGGAGCCGAAAAGGGGGACTTATGGCCGATCAAGATGGCATAGTACAAACGCCTTCCGAGCAAATAAAGACGCAGGCGTCTCAGCAGGTGAAACAGCACATTGTCTATGACGGTGAAGGCAGACCTAAATATGTTTTTACCGCACCCATTGGCGCAGTAGACGGTAACCCTTGCACTTGCACGGAGTACGTTTACAAAGCCGCAAACACTCAACAAGTTATCGATAGACAAGAAAGAGATTATCGTTGGAAAGATACTTGGGGAACTCAGGGAGACGGCGGGGGCTTTCAGTTTAGCGCCTCTAGCGACATTGATCCCGACGGAGACGGTGATTTATGATTTTCGATAAGCACAGGTTTGAAATTTGGAATTTACACCAACATCCGTATAGGCATAACCTTACGGAATTTTCTTACACAAATAACGCTCTCCCAGATGTTACAAATGTAGAGTCTGCGCTTAATTACATCCTTGCGGTATTATACCCCAACACAAAGAGCAATGTGCCCGACGTGGCGTCATTACCTCCGA